TGCTGGTTCAGAAGAATGGTCCGGTGTCGCTTTACCATTGGTAAGACGAATATTTGGTGAATTAGCAGCACAAGAATTTGTGTCTGTTCAACCAATGAACTTACCATCTGGTCTTGTATTTTATCTTGACTTTAAATATGGTAAAACAACTGCGGGTACAGAAGGTGAAGGTTTTGGTACAGATACTGCAGGATATGCTGATGTACCTGGGGGTAGTGTAAATTCACTCGCTGGTAAATCTGGTCCTAACTCTCCATCTGGTTCATCTGCTCCTTACGGTGTTGGTGGTTTATATGGTGAAGGTCGGTATAACTATTCAATTAATACTGCAGTATCATCTGATCTAGGCCCGACATTTACAACAGCATCTTATAAAGATGTTAACTTCAATCAAGAGTTTTCAGCTTCTATTAATAATATATGGAAAGCTTCATTTACAATTCCAACTGATGCTGATAAATTAGCTATTAGGTCTTTTAATGTATCTTGTTCAGCCGCAGCTGCTTCGTGGGATTTATTACCACAGTTTGGTACTTGTACTAGTGCTGGTGCCGCTGTTCTGATATTCTCTGGTTCCGCAGCTGATAAAGAAACAATGAATGGAGCTGAATTTAAACTTGTTTATAATGTAGCACCAACTGAATCTGCTAGAGGCGACTTTGAAGATACTGGTGGTGATGCTACTGCTGATTCACTAGCAATTCCTGAAGTTGACTTACAATTAAGAAGTCAAGCAATTGTTGCTAAGACTCGTAAGTTGAAAGCTGTATGGACACCTGAATTAGCTCAAGACTTGAACGCTTATCATAGTGTTGATGCTGAAGCTGAATTAACATCAATGTTATCTGAATACATTTCATTAGAAATTGATTTAGAAATTCTTGATATGTTGATTGCAGACGCAGTAACACAAGACTATTGGTCAGTTACTCCAGGTGAAGACTATAATGGTACTGGTACTGACGAAGCTGCTTGGGTATCTACAACATTCTACGGAACACGATTTGAATGGTGGCAAACACTTGTTTCAAAGATACAAAAAGTATCTAATGAAATTCATAAATTAACTATGAGAGGTGGTGCTAACTTTGTAGTTGTATCTCCTAAAGTGGCTACTATCCTTGAATCAATTCCTGGATATGGTGTAGCAACAGATGGTGATAAACAATCATTTGCTGCTGGTGTTCAAGCAATCGGTTCACTACAAAATAGATGGACAGTATATAAGAATCCTTATATGTCTGAAAATCAAATCTTGGTTGGTTTTAGAGGAAATAATTTCTTGGAAACAGGTGCTGTATATGCTCCATATGTTCCATTGATTATGACACCTCTTGTATATGACCCATCTGACTTTACACCTCGTAAAGGCGTGATGACCAGATATGCTAAGAAGATGATTCGTCCGGAATTTTATGGTAAAATCGCAATCAAGGATTTAAACTTGGTGTAATTTAACATAAAATAAAAGTTAAAACAAAAAACCCTGTCTTAATTGATGGGGTTTTTGTTTTTTGTTGATATTTATATGTGAGTAGAAATACCTAATAATGGAGAAATTTTAATGTCAAAATTCGCTTATTTATATGCAGACCCAACATCAGCATCACAAGTAACAAGTTCAACACCATATGGACTTTATGACGCTGATATAGCGTTTCAAAGTGAAAGTTTGAGTATATGTAAATTCGTAGCTCGTAGACTTGGACATCCTGTCATGCAACTTGAATTTGATTCAGGTTCTATATACGCTATGTTTGAAGAAGCGGTATCAGAATATTCACAATATATAAACAATTATAATATAAAGAATTGGATGTGGAACTCTTATGGTTCTGACAACAAAATAAGTGGTTCGGGTTGGAGTAATGATTCAAATTCAATGATGGGAACTGGTAGTATAGGTGTACAACATGGAAATATGGGAACGGCGGTATTCTTATCAGAACAATATGGTGAAGCTGTTAATGTTGGTGGTAGTGTTGAAATGTATAGTGGTTCAATTACTCTTACAAGTAGTAAACAAGAATATGATTTAGAGAATGATTCATCACTTGAAAAATCAGGTGATAGACTTGAAATCCAACGAATGTTTAATTATGGTCCATCAGCAACACTTAAATTTTATGACCCATACGCTGGTTCATTTGACCAACAACAGATGTTGGATGGTATGGGTATGGGGGGAACTTCACCGGCCATTTCATTCATAATGAGACCGATTTCACATGATATAACAAGAATGCAGACTATTGAAACAAGTGATAAAGTTAGAAAATCTAATTATTCATTTGAATTGGTAAACAATAAAGTAAGAATATTTCCAAGACCAAAAGATGCAGATGCTGGAGATAAAGTATGGTTTGAATATCAAATTAGAAGTGAAGTCAAATCTACTACACGAACACATACAACGAATAAAGTAACAGACCCAAGTAATGTTCCATATAAATCTATAACATATAATGAGATAAACTCATCTGGTCGTCAATGGATAAGAAAGATGACATTAGCGTTATCAAAAGAATTACTCGGTATCATCAGAAGTAAATATGCTTCAATGCCACTTCCAAATGGTGAGGTAACAATGGATGGTGAATCATTGAAATCTGAAGGTAGAGAAGAAAAGACGAATCTATTAGAAGAACTAAAAGAATTTTTAGAATCAATGTCATTAACAGAAAAATCAAAAGCAGAAGCCGAAGAAGCAGAAGCTAATCAACAAGTGTTGAACAAAGCACCACTTGAAATATACATCGGTTAGGAGATATAGATGTCAAGTAGAAGTTCAAATGGAACAAGTACAAATCAAGAAACGAAGCCGTTTTTCGTTCCCCAAAAAGAAGTAAATTTGTTTGATGTATTTAACGAAGAACTCATAGATGAAATAATTGGACAGACAGTAGATATATACAAAGTATCTATTGAAAATACAGAAGAAAATATGTATGGTGAATCTACAACAAAGTATTATGATGATGGATTTAGAGTAAATTGTCTTATTAACTATATTGAACCAGAAACAGAATTTAACGATTTCGGTTCAGATGTAAATACAGCTATAGAATTATACTTCCACAGAACAACACTATCAGAAGCAGGTTTCTTTCCAGAAATTGGTGATATTGTTGATTGGAATGGTATTTATTTTGAAATGAACTCTGTAACAGAACCTCAATTAGTAGCGGGTCATCAGAACTTTAAACATAGTATAATTGTTAAAGCACATAGAAGCAGATTGTCGGGATTACAAATAGAAGAACGGAGCAAATAATGGCAGTCCAACGAATAACAGGTAAAAGAATAACAAAGATTAATACTCACGACCCAAACTATAAACCAATAGAAGAAGATGTACAAGTAGAACTTAGTGGTAATATTAAAGAAACACCTGAAGATGATATTTATGGTGATGGTATTTATTATTCCAAAGAAGAACAAAATGGTAACTTAAAATTAGAAGAAATGATGTCTAAGATGTTAGGTAAGATTGATAAGTTCGGTAATAGAATTGATGATAGTGGTTCTCAAACTGGAACAGAAGCTATTGAGGTAGATATACAACGTGAGATAGCAATAAGTAAAGTTGATATGAACGCTGTTAAATCGGAAGTAACGATAGGTAAAGTATTGACTAAAAAGGATAAATTAAAAGCATTGAGAATACGAGAACGCAGACGAAACGGAGATAAAGTATAATGGCTGTAAAACCTATTACAAATAAACACATAACAAACACATCACAAGTTGATAGGTCCACTCAAAAATCATTTAAGGGTGATACAGCTAAAGGTAATCGTTCTCGTTCAGTAAATCCAGGAAAAGATTATACTAAAAATTACGCCATTACATTAAAAGATATTGATACATCTGTTATGAATCACATAAAGAATATAATGAAACCTACTGTTAGAGAAGCTAACGAAATGATTAAAGTTCCTGTATTATATGCGAATGAAGAAAGATGGAAATCAGTTAGAAAGAACGGTGTATTGAGAGATAAGAATGGTTCAGTTATGTTACCATTAATCATAATGAGAAGAACTGATCTTTCTATGAACCCTGATATGCCTCTTTCATTTGATAATGATGTTCAAGGTAAGTTTATTAAAGTAGCGAGAAACAATAAATGGTCAAAAGATAATCAATATGATAGATTTACAGTACAAACAGGTAAAAAACCAGTTCAAGAAATACTTTATACAGGAATGCCAGACTTTGTAGTATGTAATTATTCTATAATGATGTTTACAAATTA